CGGCAATGAGCCGAGCCGTCGGAGGGTTGACCAGCGCGGCCGGCAAGGTCAGCAGCGGCCTCAGGGGCACGCTGTCGGCCGTTGGTGGGCTATCGGGTGCCATGGGGAGCCTGGTGCCGCTGGTCTCTGGCGCGGGCTTGGTCGGCCTCGGCAAGAGCGCCATTGATGCCGCCGACGATATGAACGACCTGGCGCAAAAGACAGGCGTCAGTGTGGAGCAGCTGAGCCGCTTCAAGCAAGCGGCAGCTGCCAGCGGAACGGACATCGATTCAGTCGGCGCTGCAATGATCAAGTACGGCAAGAATGCCGCCAGCACCGGCAAGGCCAATGAAAAATTAGTGGCGGCATTGGACGAACTGGGTATCAGCTCAAAGGATGCAGCGGGCAATCTGAAATCATCGGATCAGGTGATGCTTGAGGTCGCCGATCGATTCAAGTCGATGCCCGACGGCGCAAACAAAAGCCGGATTGCCATCGACCTCTTCGGCAAAGCTGGCGCCAATCTGGTACCGATGCTCAATGGCGGCAGCGATGCGGTGAAGAGTCTTACCGCCACAATGACTACACCATTTGCGAAAGCATCGGACGCCTTCAACGACAAGCTTGCGTCAATTCAAGGGAAGCTCGGGCAGGTTGGCGCCAGTGTCGGCAGCGCCTTACTGCCTGCGCTGAATCTGCTGTCTGATGTCGTCATCGGCCTGGCCAATGGCTTCACGGCTCTGCCGGGGCCGATTCAGGCGCTAATCGGCGTGGTCGCTGCACTGACTGCTGCCTTTGTGGTGTTGGCCCCGGCGATCACCGCAATCATTACCCTTGGCTCCGCCCTGGGCGGCTTGACCATCGGCGCCACCATTGCCGGATGGCTTGGTGCGATCGGCCCAGCGATTGCTGGTATCACAGCCGTCCTCACCGGCTTCCTGGCCTGGCTGACGGGCACCATGCTTCCGGCCCTAGTGGCTTTCTTCTCTGGCCCTGTGGGCTGGACGGTGCTGGCCGTGGCGGCTGTGGTGGCCATGATTGTGCTGTTTAAGAAGCCCATTGGCGATTTCCTGATCTGGCTCGGCGGGATCTGGAACACCACCATGGAGGCCCTAGGAAAGCTGGTCTATATCATCTTTGTGAAAAAGTGGGTTGATCTCTACAACGCTGTCCTCAGGGAACCTGTTTCCAACATGATCACCTGGCTGCAGGACACCTGGGCGGCGGTAGCAACGTTCGTGTCCAACACCCTGGCGCGGGTGGCCAATGCGGCCCGGGCGCCATTCGTGGCGGTGGCCAACTTCGTCCGCGATGCGTTCCGCTCGGTGCTGCAGTGGGTAGCCGGTGCCGTCAATGGCGCTATCGGCCTGATCAACACTCTGATCGGCGCCTACAACCGGCTGCCGACGCCTGACATCCCATTCGTACCACAGGTCCAAGTCCCTGCCTTCGCTGAAGTCGGCGTGGTGGATCGCCCCACGCTGGTCATGGCTGGCGAGGGCGGAGAGCGGGAGTACATCATCCCCGAATCGAAGATGGCCGCAGCCTCAGCCGCCTATCTCGGCGGCGCCAGGGGCGGCCAGGTGATGGGGCCCGCCTCCATCAACATCACCACCGGCCCGGTGCTCCAGCAGCAGGGGCAGCAGTGGGTCACGATGGCTGACCTGGAGCGGGCGATGCGAGCCACCGAGGCCAGCACCCTGGGCCGCATCCGCACACCAGCCGGCCGGGCTGCCCTGGGGATTCGCTGATGGCGACCTTTGCGCAGTGCCAATTTCTGCGGATCTTCGATTCCGTCGGCATCACCTGGCAGCGGTGGCAGAACTACTACGTTCACCGCTCGATCACATTTCAAGATGCCGCCTGGCAGTTTCAGCAGTTTGACGCAAGCGGCCTAATTGCTGGGCAGACCGGCGACGAGGGCGGAGTGACGATCAATATGCCTGCTTTCCCGCTGGTGGTCGATGCGCTGAACGTGGCCATGGCCCAGGGCCAGCTGCTTGAGGTGCTGGCTTACCAGTTCATCCCGACCGGCAACGAAACCAGCCCTCCGGCATCACAGGAGCTGATCGCACGCTTCACCGGCGAGATTGTCAACGCATCCGCCACGCTGACCACCATGCAGGTGGAACTTGGCTCCAGCCTGTCGCCGGTTGGCGCGCAGATCCCGCCGCGCACGCTGACTACCAGACTGATCGGGAAGGGCTGCAGGCTATGAGCATCGTCGGAAGTGATCCGCTGGCGCTGCTAGCGATTGAGTCGGGCCTGATCCGCGCGCCGCTGGCTGATGCAGCAGCCGAGGGTGCGAGCAAGCTCGACACCGAACAGCTAGCAGCTGTGCTGGGTGAGCCGGTGCCGATCGTGTTCTGTCGGCGCGATGAAACAGCCGGGACTGGCGGCGTGCTGGTGTCGCCCCCAGCCACTGAGGCCCGTTTCTCCAACGACGCCAACAACGCCGTCACGGCCAGTTATCACCTGGTCCTGAGCGAAGGCCGGATCGGATCAATTCAGGTGCGAGATGTGTTCCAGCGGTCGTGCCGGGTCGGCAGCTTCAGCCAGACCTATGACCGCAGGGCCGGCACCTGGGCGCCCGGGAACTTCGTGACGCTGCAGGCCGGCTTTGACCTGCCAATCTGCCCGTACTACTGCGGCACGGTGGGCACCTACGACGGGATGAGCACCCTGTCGTTCACGGCCACAATCCCCGACGGCTTCGATCTGTGGAACCGCCAGGTTCATGCGTTCATCCGCAACGGTATGGAGGTGGTCCGCCTGGTGGATGGCGTGACCAGCAGTTCCAACAATTTCATGGACCTGGCGCTTTGGGCCATGACAAACTGCGCGAAGCTGCAGGAAAGTCAGATCGATATGGCCAGCCTGCGGGCGGCTTCTCAGTTCCTTTCATCTAACCAACTGAACTGCGACATCCGCATCACCGAGAGCGGAAACCTTGGCGATTTCCTGGCCCGGCTTGCGCCTTACTTCCTGCTGGCCGAAACCAGGTTGAACGGCAAGCGCGGCTTCAGGCCGCTGCTGCCTATCAACGCCAACGGCACCATCAAGACGACCGCCGTCAGCTGGCGCTGCGTGCTCACAGAGGCGGAGATCCTGCCCGATGGATTCGAAATCAGCTATGTGCCCGTAGCCGATCGCAAGCCGTTCTGTGTTCAGGCGATCTGGCGCCAGCAGCTCACCGATGATTTCGGCATCATCCGCACGTCTGAGGTGCGCTATGCCGGCGAGGCCGTGGCGGGTCCGTTCGAGCAGCACGACCTGAGCGCCTTTGCCACCAGGGAGGATCATGCCGTGAAGGTGGGCGCCTACATCCGCGCCCGGCGAAAGTGGGTTGGGCACACGGCCCGGATTCGATGCCGGCCGATGGAGCTACCGGAAGGCCTGGCCCCAGGTGATCTGGTCAGGGTGACCCTGCAGCGGACCCCCAGCGGCACGACGGCCTCGACTCATGATCTGCTCTACCAGATCGACACCATCAGCCCTATGGGTGATGCAATCGAGCTGGGGGCAACGCATTTCCCTGTTGACGCACAAGGCGCCAGCCTGGTAGCCCTCGATGTGGTCAGCGCCACTGGGACCGGCATCCTGCTGACCAGCAACAGGACCGGCATCAGCTGCGACATCAACAGCAGCTCTGATACAAGCGTGCCGGCCGAGGCATTCACTGAGGCCGAGGCGATTGATGACCAAGTGATCATGGAGCCGTTAGACGCAAGAGACGGCAATAGCGGTACTGGCTGGAGCACCTACACCTACGGTTACACGCAGCCACCGCCAAGGTCGTATCGCGGGCCTAATGGCGGGCTCTACTTCCACAGGACCGAATGGCGCGGGCCCTACTTGGCGGTGATCATGCGCATTGATCCAGCTGGCCGGGCTCCGCAACCGCTGACCACACCAGCGCCGGTAGAAGGAGCCGAGCCTGAACCGCCCTACGGGGGCGATTTGATCGCCTCGATTGAGTCGGGACTGGTCGTGGCCGTGGATGCCAGCGGCGACGCAATCAGCCCGCAGCCTTCCTCTTTGCCGGCACTT